CTTATTTGGCTGAAAAACTTGAAACAAGTCAGCGAAAGAGCATTTGAGGACTTGAAGAAGGAGAATGTATGAATTTGCCTGTGTAAATGGGCATAAAACGTTGAGACTTGTTGTTTATGAGACAACGAGTCTTATGTGTGAGTGTGGTGAGGAATCTCATCGCACTTTATCAGCGCCTTATTTTAGGCTTGAAGGATGGTCTGGTTCATTCCCAACGGCTCACGCCAAGTTTGATAAAAGCCATCAAGACAAGTTGAAATCTGAGCGCAAACTCAACTCATAAGCAATTATGCCGAGTTGAATCTCCTACAACCGATAGCGGCAGGAAAAGGAAAGAAGTATGTTGATTGACAACGACAAAGAAGAGTTTGGTGAGTTAGAGATTGAGCAACAGAAGATTGAGCAAAAGGCTGAACTTCCTGAGAAATACAGGGACAAAAGTTTAGACGATATTGTGAAGATGCACCAAGAGGCTGAAAAGCTAATTGGAAAGCAAGCACAAGAAGTAGGCGAAGTCCGTAAGTTAGCTGATGAACTTATTAAGCAGAACCTTGGGTCTAGACAGCAACAGACTAGACAGGAAGAGCCTGAAGTAGATTTCTTTGAGAATCCACAGAAGGCAGTTCAAAGGACAGTTGATAGTCACCCAGACATCATAGCGGCACGACAAGCGACGCTAGAAATGAAAAGGGCGCAGATTCAGCAAAGGTTAGCGCAAGAACATCCCGACTTTGGCGAAATTGCTAAAGATCAGGATTTTGCAAATTGGGTGAAATCTAGCCCTGTTCGCATTAAGATTTTTGAGCAAGCCGATTCTGGATATGATTACGACTCAGCCAATGAATTGCTATCTACCTACAAGCAACTTCGTGGCGTTAAGAATAAGCAAATGAGCGATGCGGGAGAAGCATCACGAAAGCAAACTCTTAAAGCAGTTGGAGTTGATACAGGTGGTTCTGGTGAATCATCAAAGAAAGTTTATCGAAGGGCTGACCTTATTCGGCTGAAAATGCAAGACCCTAACCGCTATGAAGCGTTATCTGATGAAATCATGGTAGCGTATCAAGAAGGTCGGGTCAGGTAAAATTTAACTATTTGGAGATTTAATTATGGCTAATACAGCATTCGCACCTAACAATGCAACCACAGTAACCACAGCAGCTAATTTCATTCCTGAAATTTGGAGTGATGAAATTGTTGCTAGTTACAAGAAGAACCTTGTTCTAGCAAACTTGGTTATGAAGATGAACTTCAAGGGCAAGAAGGGTGACGTAGTTCACATTCCAGCTCCTGGTCGTGGCAACGCTTCTTTGAAGGGCAAAACTGATGCAGTTACCCTGATCGTTGATACCGCTTCTGAAGTTCAAGTGTCCATTAACAAGCACTATGAATATAGCCGTTTGATCGAAGATATTGTCGAAGCACAAGCATTGAACTCAATGCGTAACTTCTACACTTCTGACGCTGGTTATGCTTTGGCAAAACAAGTCGATAGCGATTTGATCCAGTTGGGTCGTTCAGCTAATGGTGGTACTGCTGGTAGCGCACGTTACACAGCAGGTTTGGTTGGTGGCGATGGTACAACAACCTTCGACTACACAGCTAACACCAACACTGGTAACGCTTCTGCTCTGACTGATTCGGCTATTCGTCGTACTATTCAGCGTTTGGATGACAACGATACTCCTATGGATGGTCGCTTCTTTATCATTCCTCCTTCAAGCCGTAACACATTAATGGGTCTTGCCCGTTACACTGAGCAGGCTTTTGTGGGTGATGGTAACGCTATCCGCAATGGTGAAATCGGCAACCTTTATGGTATCCCCGTGTTCACTTCTAGCAACGCTGACTCTGCATCTGCAACAGCCGATTTCCCAACAAGTGGTTCTGCGATTGCTCGTGTCTGCTTGATGGGTCACAAGGACTCTATGGTTCTGGTTGAGCAAGTTGGTATCCGTTCACAAGTTCAGTACAAACAAGAGTACCTTGCTACTTTGTTTACTTCTGACACTTTGTATGGTGTTGCCGCTTTGAAGAGCGCTGCTACTGTTGGTGCAGCTACTTCTTCTTCCATGTTTGCCTTGGTTGTTCCTTCTTGATAACAACCTTTCCCCTCACCTTCGGGTGGGGGGTTTTTTACATTAAGGAGATTTATTATGGCAGCAGCAACAGCAGTTGTTTCCCGCAGAGGAAATGACCAGTTCCGTGGTTTGTTTACAGACACTTGGGACGTTTCATGCACTTTGGACACCGCATCCATAAATGGTAGTGCTACTGATACAGATACAGTAACAGTTCCAGGCGTGGCTTTAGGTGATATGGTTATCGGTATGTCAATTGGCGTTTCTGAGGCAGGTTTGGTTCGTAGAGCCTATGTTTCAGCCGCTAATACTGTGACTATCGTGACTTTTAACCCTACGGCAAGTCCAGTAAACTTGGCAGCTACTACATTGCAACTTATCGTTGCTCGTGCAGTAATTTAATAAAAGGGGGTTAATTCCCCCCTTTTTTTGGAGTTTTTATGGCTACTTTTCGTTGTTTACAGTCGGGTAACACAGTAACTTTCACCTATCAACATGATATTGATAGCATGAAGGGTCATCAAGGATACGTTCTTGTTGAGGAAACTCCAAAGAAAGTAGAAGACAAGCCTAAGGTTGGAAGACCAAAAAAAGAGGTTGAAAATGTCGGAAATTGATCCAAGAGAATTTGGTAAGTTAGAAGCTCAAGTTGAGGCTTTACAAGCTGAAGTTCACGCACTTCGCCAAGATATTAAAACGCTTTTAGAAATGGCTAACAAGTCTAAAGGTGGTTTCTTTGTCGGAATGGCAATAGCCTCCTTCGCTGGTGGTCTTATTACTTTTATTGCTGACAGAGTATTTACAAAATGAAGCTCTTATCTGGCCTTACTTGTCCGATAGCCACTCAGGATGTGTCTGTCAACTTGAAGAACCGCAACAATGCGTTCAAGAAGTTTGGCTATGGCCCACCTAATCCTGAAGAGTCTAATGATTTGTTTTGGCTTAAAAAAGCTAAGATGTACAATGCTCCTACAGAAAATATCAAAAGTATGCTATGTGGGAATTGTGCCGCCTTTATCCAAACACCTAATATGATGGCTTGCATCACGGGTGGTTTGGAAAAAGACGAAGGTGAGAATGAGTTGTCTTATGACGAAGAATTTGTCGAGGCGGCTGATTTAGGATATTGTGATTTGTTTCAGTTTACCTGTGCTGCGGCAAGAACTTGTGATGCGTGGAAATCAGGTGGCCCAATAACCAAGGAGAAATCGAAATGATGTATGGCAAAACACCCAAAATGTCTGAATCAAAGAGTACTAAAAAAGATACCAAAAAAGGTATGCCTCTTACTGTAATGATTGCTATTGGCAAGCCTAAAGCTATGCCTACCCGTGGCGGTCGTACTGCCACTAACATGATGAAGAAATCTTCAAGAGGTAAATAATGTCATCTTTAACTGCTCCCGTTACCCTTCTTAGCTCCGTTACTGCTACAGGTGCTTCTAAGGCTGTTCAGGTAGATGCTGGTATGCCAGCAATTCTGCACGTTACAGGTATCACAACTGCTACTGTTGCCCTTCAAGGTAGTCTTGATGGCACAACATTTAGCACTGTTGGCACTGCTTTAACGGCTGATGGCTTTGTTACTTTGGCTAATGCTCCTAAGTATTTGAGAGCCAATTGCACAGCGTATACATCTGGAACAATCATCGCAAAGATATTGTACTGATATGGCAACCAAGTTCAAGGTCAATCAAGCAAAGGTATACACCAAACCTACAATGCGTAAAGCCTTGTTTGAGAAGATCAAGGCGGGTGGCTCGGGAGGTGATCCTGGCGAATGGTCTGCCCGTAAAGCGCAACTTCTTGCTAAAGAATACAAAGCCAAAGGTGGGGGTTATAAGACATGAGCAAAGAGAAAACACACTATTTGCCTGATGGCAAGGTCTATAAAGGGCCAACCCACAAAGAGGGTGATAAGCTGATGACGGGTGCTAAACATAC